ACCCCCCATGTTGTACAAGCCGAGAAATCACTCCGATTTGTCTTTTCAAATGCTGTATCCCAAGATTGGATGATGTAATCACAAGGCGGGGGGTCTGATTCAGACCAAATCTGCCATTGATCCCGCTTGATGATGGCCCCTTCCTCGGAAGTTGGGTTCTGTTGGTACTGGGCCTCCCATTTAGACACTGGAAGTTCAGCTTTAAGAGCCTCCAACTCATCTTTTTTCCAAAATCCAGGCCAAAGGGGGTTCCCGGAAGGCAAAATTGCAGGAAATTCGATAACTTCCCAGTCATCTGTGCCATCTTTTGACGAATTTTTCAAAATCTGGCCGGTCAAATCACGCTTTGACCACCTGGTCATCACAATAATGATCACGCCCCCAGGCTGTAAACGCTGACGAGGGCCAGATGTGTACCACTCATACACACCGTCATAGATCTCAGGACGACCAAACTTTGCCTCTTGTTCAGAATGTGGGTCGTCAATGATCAAAACATCGGCACCCTTACCCGTCACGGCACCACCCGCACCAAGAGCGTTGTAATCACCCCCTTGAGAGGTGTTCCACCGTCCTGCCGCCTTTGAATCGGAGGACAGTTTGGTCTCAAAAACCTTCTGGTAGTCCGTCCCAGAGACCAGATTACGCACCTTACGACCAAACCCCACAGCCAGTTCTGCCGTGTGGGCCGTCTGAATAATCTTCTTTCCAGGAAACTTCCCCAAAAACCAGGCCGGAAGCAGATAAGAAGCAAACTCAGACTTGGTGTGGCGAGGAGGCATGTTGATGATCAACCTCTTGAGATCCCCAGCAGCTACCCTCTCAAAGGCCTCTGCCATGATCTGATGATGACGGCCAGAAATAAACCCAGGCCACATCTGCTTGACAAAGAACAAGAAAGACTCCCGGCACCTCTGCACCCGATCCATCTCAAGCAAGGCTTGAATCTTCACCCTCTCAGCAGCAGGAACCCTGTCCACCAAAGACAAGTACCCAGCAATCTCCTGCTTAGTCAACAAACTCACAACTTCAACACCCCACGATCATCCACAACCCGAAGAGAATAAAACCGACGAGGCTCTCGGATCAAAAGACCCTCCTCCTCCATTCTCTTGACCATCCTGCAAATGTTAGACCGAGACTTCATCCCCAAACCATAAGCAATGGCCTCATACGACGGAGCCACCCCATGAATCTTGGAATACGCCCGTATGAAGTCCAACACCACCTTCCACCGAGGAGTCAAAGAAGATTTATTCCTCATTTTTCCTCATTTCATCCAAAGCATCTTGAATCTCCTTTACCCACCCCATCAACTCCACCGACCGCTCTTGAGCCCTGTCCCACTTCTTGTCCAACACCGCATCATGCAAGTCCTTCAAACACTTCTCCGCCCGAATCGTCGGATATGCGTAATCCTTCAACTCCATGCCATCTTCCTCCTACAAACCACCTCACATCAAGCCTACATTTAAACGATAACACAAGTTCGTGTAAACTTCAACTAAAAAATATACACCCCCCCGGGGGGTCTCTTTTGGACACAAAGGGGGGGGTTCAAATAAATCAGTGCCCGTTCACTCGGATTACTGCGTATACGCGCGGCGGGTGGTCAGTCGCGCACGGCGGGGGGTGGGGGCACGGTGGGGTCCGCAGCCGCGCCGTTTACACTGCCCCGGGGTGCGGCGCTGTTTACATCCGCATCATGCGTGCCCGTCCGGCGCATGGGCTTCACATTGTCCAACAGCCGCAAGTGCCCGGCCAACTCACGGCGCAACTGGTCCGGTGTGACTGCCTTTGGCGGTTCGACTGGTGCCGGTGTAAACGCCCCACTGGCCCTGCCCAGGGCTTCGAGGGCTCTCATCCTGGTGGCCTCCTGGCTGGAGGTCTGCACCATGTGTAACAGCGACTTCACCACATATCGTTTCGTGGCCTGGACATCATCCGTCAGCGCTTCTACCGATTCGTCCCAGGCTGCACGGACCATGGCCGACACCCTTGGATGTTTGCTCAGACGGTGCGCAGCAGCAGCCACACTCCCATCCGATCCCTTGGCATTTGGGTATGCATCACGGTATGCCCTCTTCAGTGTTTTTCCCTCTATGAGGCCCTGGGCAAACTGGGCCTGGGCTTGTGTCAGTGGCCTGGGTCTTGGGGCTCTTGTCCCCCATGCTTTCCCGTCAACTCTCTCCCTTGGGGGGTCTGCCATCACCGCAGCCTGTTCGCCTTCGGCTAACTCTCCCAGGCCGGCCCCGAGAAGATTTAAACGCTCGAGCAGCAGGGCATCATCATCACTGGCCGCGATGCTTTGATTCAGGTCACGATCCGCAGCGCTCAAGGCCGCGAGCAATTCATCCTGGCTAACCCTTGTCATGCATTCCCCCTTTCAATCAGCCCGTGCTGATAGTGTTCGCGCCTATCGTACCCTCAAGGCCGATGGTCCGCAAGTTATCCACAGCCCCGGACTTGTCCACAGGTTATCCCCAAACCTTAGGTTTGCCTCATTTTGTGGCACACAGAGTGACAGCCTTGTGGATAACTTGTGCAAATCGCCTGCAGCCCTGTGAGTATCTTTTTTTAATACCAGGGCCCCATCGACCGAAAAAACGCCTTGCAGGCCTTCCTGGCGCATTCTAGCGCCATGTATCAAAACCCAGTGCAAATTGACACAAGGGCAGAACCCTGCTACCCGCGAGCATGGCTCACCCTCTGAGCCCCCAGGCCGTGACACTCACCAGGACCATCCTGGCCCCGTGTATGCAATAGCACTAGTGTTTGCAAGGGTATTGCACAAGTGTCCATTTACACCGACACTCGAGGCCTGGATCAACCCCTATGGAGACTTGAACCATGTACCGCATCACTTGCACATTCGGCACGAACCGCACCGCCTGGACCTGGACCACAGCCATGGAGTGGCTGGCCTGCTGCAGCACGACCGGAACCATTTCCAACCGTTTCACAGGCCGCATCCTGGCCGTGCGTCACCAACCCGCTTTTTAAGGAGCCCCACACAATGAACCACACAACCCGCGAAGACTGGCTCGCCGCAGCCCTGGAGGAAATGCGCCCCATGGTGCAGGCCTTCACCTCTGACGAAATCCCGCCCCAGGTGCGTGTTGCCTGCGCCTTGCCCCCAAATTTCAGCAGGTCCGGTGCACACGGTGAGACCTGGGCCCCTGCCCATTCAAGTGATACCCATTGGGAGATTGTCGTGAGCAGCACCCTGGCTGATCCGGTGGCCGTGTTCGGGGCCCTGCTGCACGAGGCCCTGCACACGGCAGTGAACGACACCAAGCACACCAAGGCCTGGACCGCAGCCGCCGAGGCCCTTGGACTGGCCCCCGTTGGCCCGGCCTCGGACACCTGGGCGCGAACCTCAGAGAGCGCATCATTCGCCACCATTTGGCGTCCCATCATAGAGAGCCTGGGACCCTACCCGCACGGGGCCCTGCTGGCTGGCATGAGCAAGCCCAAGCAGAGCACCCGCATGCTCAAGTGCGTGTGCCCTTCTTGTAACTGGACCTTCCGCGCCACCCCCAAGCACATCGCCAAGGGCCTGCCCACATGTGCGTGTGGGGACACTTTCAAATGTAACGAACTGACAACCGAGGAAGAAGCAGCATGAACCCCTTAATGCCCCTGCCCTTACTGGACATTTTGACCGCCTACGCCGTTCTGAGCGGTGACAGCGCCCCCGTCACCAAACAACAGGCCGCCGACTGGCTGCAAACCAACGGACACACACCGGCGACCATTCAACGCGCCGCAGCCGGTCAAGCCACCCCGGCGCAGCCGACCCGGGCGCAGCAGACCATTGCGAACACTCAGGCAAAAACAGCCTGGAAGAACCTAGAGGCCAAGGCCGAGCGCCTCACGGACGAGATTGACGCGCTCAAGGCCCAGGGGGCAAACCAACAGATCACAGTGCAAGCGATAGGCCAAGGCTTGGACATGGTGCGAAAGCGCGCCAACGAAATCGAGGCCACAGCCAACGCCCAAGTGCAAACCCTGGGGACCATCGACCGCCGCCTGGACGCATTGAGCACGACCCTGGGCGACCGCCTGGACCGCGCCGAGCAAGCCGCCAAGCAGGCCGCACCCGTGCAGATTGACCCTGCCAAGGTGCAGGCCGCGATAGTGGACGAGGTTCGCGCAGCCCTTGGACCCATCACAGCAGCAGCCCAGGCCAACGGCACACAGGCCCAGGTGCAGCAGGCCACAGCCGCCAAGGTTGTGCATCAGGCCACGGCCCTGGAAGTATTCGGCCTGGAGGTCAAGGACAGCAAGGGCAACGCCCTGATGTTTGATCTCTATGACGACCCGACCGCCCCGGCAGTGGACCCCAACCACCTTTGGTCAGCCGGGATGGTGAAGGCCATGCACCGAGCCGCCAAGCACGGCCCCCGGGGCAATGTGTGGCTGGGCGGACTGAAGGGTGCAGGCAAGAGCACATGCTTGCAGCAGTTCGCTGCACGGACTGGCCGGGCCTTTTGCCGAATCAACTTCCACCAACACACAAGCGCGGATGAGTACCTGGGCGCACAGGGTCTTGTCAGTGGCAACACGACATTCACGCCCGGTGATTTCCTGATGCACTACAGCCGCCCCGGCGCAGTGTTATGCCTGGACGAAATCACCAACACGCACCCTGGTTCACTGGCCCCCTTGAATGGCTTGCTCGAGCCGGGTGCACGGGTGAGCATTGGGGGCAGCGTGTGGAGCCGGGCCCCTGGTGTTGTGATCGGTGCAGCCGACAACACGAGCGGGTGCGGGGACGCGAGCGGTAGACACGCAGGAACCCGCGAGATGAATTCGGCCCTCATGGACCGCTTCGCCTTTAAGGAATGGGTCCAGTTCCTGCCCCGTGACCTGG